TTATGTTTGTAAATGGAGAGATCAAGGAAGCACGTTTGCAACCTTCGATGGCAGTTTGTTTACGCGGCAAGCGTGAAGCTGAGAGGACCTTCTCTGAATCTGTCACTTACAAATGTTGGAAAGGTCAAGCAGAATTAGAAGATAATATAGATGGTTCAAAATCAATCAAGAAACTCATCATCGAATAAAGTTGCAAAACATTTAAGAGATAGACGTTATCGTCAGATTGTGATAAAGAATAAGAAAGCATACAATAGGAAAAAATATGGTAAAGCCGATAGATATAACGAATACAGTGATAGTACCGAAACCACAGGTTAAACAAGAAAACTTAAAATCTTTTTTTATAGGTCATGTGGACCAGGTTATAGAACCTAAGATGACTGAAGTTACAGTCGATGTAAAAGAAAAAATTAAACAACCACACCTCGATAGTTCTAATCCAAATACAGACTGGAAAGAAATATACTAATGCCTAAAGATAAAAAAGACAGACGTTGGGATGGTAGATCTAGAATTAGTACACCAGAATACAAAAAGAATTACAACGAAATATTTAAAAAGAAAAAAGAACAAGCAGACAAACAATCTGACAACAAAGAATTAGAAAAACTAACAACACTACGACAAAATATACAAACTGAAATTGTAAATGGCCAGTGTCCAACATGTAGTTCAGAAACTGTATTAGTTTCTATTTGGCCAAATTTATTTAGATGTATGACATGCGGAACCGACCTTGAACAAAAAGTAAATGGTAAGATAAGTTACATACCAAACACCAAAAACATAGAATTAAGAATGAAAATAGATGGCTAAGAAAGCAAAAGGATTATATGCAAAGGTTGCACACGAACCTGTGTTTCACAAAACGTCGATTGGACGTAATCCTAGCAAAGCAAAAATGAACAAAAGTAAGCGACGTAGTTTTAAGCCCTACAAGGGCCAGGGGAAATAACCCCTAGCGCTTAAAGAATATAAGCGCTAAAGGGAAGAAGGTGTGAATATGTTGTGACATATATACAACAGTCACATTGTTGTCAAGTTTCAGTTATCGGTGTGCAGGTAAACCTAATAAATACACCATGTTTATTGACATCTGATCTTCCAATTTCTGCCATCTTTTTTTTAGATTCTTCATATCCAAACTGCATACAGTCATAGGAATCTTTAAATTTTTCAGGCCATGGGTATGGGTCCATACATATCCCTTGTATTGATGAGCACATAATTAATGTTAAAAGTATTTTCATTTTATCCTTGACTATATTATCCCATATATTATATTAATCCTTGGAAGGAAAATAATATGACAGACATAACTAAATTTAAAAACGTTTCATTGTCCAAAAAAACTTATATGGATGTTGGAACACTAAGTAAAGCAATATTCGATGTGCCTTTGTCACTATCAAAGACCATAGAATATTTAGTAGAGAAAGAGATGAAGAAGGTTAAAAAGGTGAATGGAAATGGAAAAGAAAGATAAAATAATTTGTCCACACTGTAAAGGTAATGGTTATATCAGAATACCATACCAGTTGGCCAAAGAAGAAATGCATGCACAATGTGGTGTATGTGATTCAGAAGGGGAGATATACCCAGATGAAGTCGATAATATTATTGTTGACTCTGATGGTATTCACCGGTTGCAGTAAAGTAAACTACGACGTGAATCCTTGGACCACAGTGTTAAACCATATGATAAAACATGATAGATAAATTTGTATATGAATCTTTGCACTTCATTATGAAGTGGACCGGCGAATTAAACTCGTGGGCTTGGCGTAAACATACAAAGATAATAAGAGATAAAAGAGAGAAGGAGAATGAAGAATATCTCAAAGAGTTAAAAAATAAACTATAAAAGAAAGGAAAAATATGTTTAAAACATTAATAAACGAAATAAAAAGACATAATGATTTAAAAGAGAAAGAACTAGATCTTAAAATCTTGGATATGTTTGAGTTTCATAAAAAATATAAAGTGTGGCCAAAGCAAGAAGTTACAACACCACAGGTGGTAGTAGGAAATGCACCAACTTACGAAAGTCATGCTAATTGTAGTTTAACAAGGCATCCGTGGTAATATGAAACAGCTAACGATAAGTAGTAAAGACATAAGTCCTAAACAATGGAATATTCTATTGATAGAACTTAACATAATTAAAAAAGCTTGGGCGCCATATGCTAAACTAGATATTAAAGCGCCTAACTTTAATAAGATAATTAAGTGGGGTACTAGAAGGTATGACGCAAGAGAGAATGGATGAGGTTGCAAACCTTTGGGAGAAAACCAAAGACCCAAAATACAAAGAGCTTTGGTATAAACTTATAAAGGAGTTTGCAAATGGATCTAATAATATTAAACGACGGCCTGTATCATCTGATACCGGTAACAAAAAAGATGATGGATGGAATAGTGTTGACAAGCGACGTTGATTGTTTTGAGTTGTGTGACATCCTGAGATTAAAATTAACTGGGTATGTAGACATTTTGAATCTACATATCATGAATGATAACACAGGAGCTTTTTTTGGCTGTATGTGTAGATAGAACTGAAAAGGACCTCCGTCCATATAACGCTTCGCGCTATTCCCTGTACGGCAACCTAAGAAGCGGCAATTACCGTGGAGGTGTGGAGCCTTTGCTCTCTTGGGAGTACGTGCACGGAAACCAGGAGGGTTGATATGAAAGAAGTTTTAAAATATCCTGATACATTTCTACGACAAAAGTCACATATCGTTGTGTTGCCTTTGTCAGAACAAGATAGAGAATTAATAGAAGATATGTGTCTGACCATGTACAAAGAGAATGGTATTGGTTTAGCTGCAGTACAGATAGGATATTTAAAAAGAATTTGTGTAGTTGACATAAGTCCGTCAAGAGCGAATCCAATTGTGATGATCAATCCGATTGTAAAAAATAAATCAGAAGAAACTTTAACTATGGAAGAAGGATGTTTATCTGCTCCAGGTAAAGTTGGAAAGGTAAAAAGACATTTAAGAATTACTGTCAATTATTGGTGCAAGTGGCAAGAGGAACATGAAAAAACTTTTTATGATTTACATGCGCAGGTGATACAGCATGAGTTGGACCACATGGACGGGAAACTTTGTATAGATTATGACAAAAATTAGTGTTGCAGATGTTGGCTATATTGCTGGCTTATTTGATGGAGAAGGGAGTCTACATATACGTAGAGGACTAGAAAAGAAAAAGAAACATAAAGGTAAACCTGGATATCGTATGTCTAATTCTATGAGAATTAGTATGGAGATATCGATGACCGATGAGATGGTGATACGCTGGGTTCACGAGATACTTGCAGTTGGTACTGTGATACGTCGAGACATAAAAGGTAAAACTAAATCAGGTGGTAAATTTAAAACACAATGGCGTTGGCGATGTACTTTTAGAGATTGCTATTATGTATGCAGATTGTTATGGCCACATGCGAAAGTAAAATTACCGAAACTAGAAAAGGTAATTGATCATTACGAACCAGAATATATAATGAATGAAAAGGTAGTTAGTTTACATGAATACAGACAAAACATGGACATGGAATAAAAGGTTTTATTATCCGCCGTCGACTCGTAGTACGACAGATGGACTGAGAACTTATGATGTGGGCAACGAAAAGCTGCCAAGTGTAACGACTATACTTGGGAATACCAAGAGTCTTGAAGCCCAGGAATCTATATCCCGGTGGCAAGCGAAGGTGGGCAAGGAGCAGGCGACAAGGATCAAGGAACAAGCGGCTAGCAGGGGTACAAACGTACACACGCATCTAGAAAAATATATTTTAGGTGAAGGCCATCTTGATTTAACGCCAGAAGGCAAAATTGCAAAGGCAATGTCCGATACAATAATTAGTAAAGGATTCAATGATTTACAAGAAATTTGGGGCAGTGAAGTGGTTATTCATTATCCCGGTTTGTACGCAGGAGCTACAGACCTTGTTGGAGTCTATGATTATGAAGATAGTATTATTGACTTCAAGCAAAGCAATAAACCAAAAAGAAAAGAATGGATTGAGGATTACTTTTTACAGTTGGGTGCATATGCTATGGCACACAATCATGTTTATGAAACTCAAATCACGCAAGGGGTAATATTGATGTGTACTCCGGATAACTATTTCCAAAAATTTCAAGTAAAGGGCAAAGAGTTTATCAAATATCAACATCAATTTCTAGAAAGGGTTAATAAATATTATGAAACAAAAACTGATTGAACTTACGGAGAAAAGAATTCTACGTGAGATGTATGAAGATGAGAAAGCGCTGAAGAATATGTTGAGCATGGAGACAGCTGACGTGCCAGAAGAACAATTGGACGGATTGTTGGTAAAAATACAACAACTTTTAGGCAAAGTTGCCACAAATCAAAACAAAATCATATTGTTACAAGATATTACAGACGATAATGTGTGACATATTTGCAACAGTATGTAGTTTAGAATGATTCTAAATTATAGAAACCTAGGTTTTATGCGGTTGATCACGGATCTATAGGTTTTTAAAAACTATGAAATTGTTAAAACAGCACTTTTAATTTACACGTGATCTCGTGATTTCGTGATCAGCAAGGAATACCAACGGTTTTAGGATTTACAGGGGCCGCGCGGGACTTTTGGGTACCAAAATCCAGGAAAAAATATTTTAAAATACTATAGGGTCTGTTAAATAACCCTATGATAGGACAGGCATTCACACTTGCAATTGAAATGATGACAGAAAAGGATTTTTGGGATAAGTTCAATAAGAAACATAATCCAAGATATTACTATGGCAAGAAAAAAACCGAGAAGAAGAAAACAGGTAATCCCAAGTCAACCAAACGACATCCCATATTCAAAGTACAGGATTGAGTGGACCGATGCGTTGTCCGATTCGGGTTGGGCTGATGACAGAGAATTTACTAAAATGAAATTAGCAAAACCAGTTAATGAAGGTTGGGTATTTTCTAAAGATAAAGATTCTGTAAAAATATTTGCGTCGTACGATAAGGACCCAGTTACAAATGAAATTACATTTGGAGATAGGACTATGATTCCTACATCATGGGTAATTAAGATGACTAAATTAACTTAATGGAAGTTTAGGTTTTTTATCCTGTGGAGACTTTGTTTCTTCTTTTTTGTCTATCAACAGTGAGTTATCAGATACTATCGTATTGATTCTTTCGTTCAATTCATCTTCAGATAGATCTTCTATCTTACCAGTTCTAATAATTTTTTGTTCAATATATAATCCACCCACAGCACCGCGTGCTTTCTCTGCGTTTGTTGCTGCAGAAAATGATTTAGATTTTAATGCTTCATCTCTGATTTTAGCTAACTCTGTTAAGTGACCACCAAAAGATATGTTGTGTTTTTTGTAATTCTCTTCTCGTAGTTCACCAATGTGTTTAACCACAAGAGGATAGTATTTTGGGTTTTGTAGTTCACTTGCTTTTTTACGAAGTGTTGCATTGTCCCCTTCATATCCTGCTTCCTTTGCACATTCATAGGCAAACTTATGGCCCTCGTTGAATACCAATAGCTCTGCAAACTTACGTTGCATAGGTGTGAGTCTAGCTGGTAATCCTGGCTTCTTCTGTTGTAATTCTGACATGATTGACAATATAACCATAATATCTTATAAAATCAACATATGAAAGATGACAGAGGAAAGTTAGATTTTCC